GCCGCTTATCAAGGGTATCTCAACAATATCGGCGCAAAAGAACCTAGCGCTCCGGCGTCATCTGTAGCAGCAACCAATATACAACGTGCGGCATCATCTTCAAGCTCTTCATCTTCAAGCTCTTCGTCAGGAGGAAAAAAAGCCGCAAATAAAATTTATACCTCAGAGGGGAAAGAGTACACGCCGAAGGTGAATGGCAATATGCTGCCTGGTTTTAGAGACAACCCAAACAGAGACTACGAGGGCTTAGGCGAAATTGTACAGGGCAATGTTCGCGGCTATAGTGTTGACGACCGCAGCAAGCTGCGTATTTACATGACTAAGACCGGTAGGCGCGGCATCCAGTATGAAGGAAATACCTACTACGAGATCTCTCCAGGCTCTGGAAGTTTTAGAAGTGTTGTCGGCAAAGGTGAGGGCGGCACACTTGAGTTAGCTGACCTTGGTGCAAACAAAGCGAACAGCGCAGCTGAAGCAGCTGCAGCAGAAGAGAGTTCTGGCGGCGGTTCAGGTTCTGGTTCTTCTGGCGGCAGTGGTACCGTTGATGAGTACGTCAAAGAATCTGAAACGAAGGTTGATGAAAGAGTTGTAGAGACTGAAGACATCGCCGCAGAGGCAAAAACTGAGATTGCAGAAAAAGCCACAACTTTCCCAGGCGCTCCTGATTGGGTTAAGACGCCAGAGGATTATGAAAACTGGCTGCGCTCTAAATCAGCTAAGGCAGGTTTTGCATCCACAGTAAAAACATCTCCAACCGGGTTGAACCCAACCTTGCTGACCGAAGGTGTTAAAGTGACTTCGCTCTCAGGCTAATGGCAGAGTACGGTAAAAAGGGCAAACGGCCCGATCCAGAAGCGATCATCCGACGCTGTAAGGATCTAAAGAATAAGCGTGAGAACTGGGACAATATATGGGACGAGGTCGCGACGTTTGTTCTGCCGACCCGTGCCGACTTTGTTACCAAGCGCGCCTACGGCGACAAACGCGACGAGGATATTTATGACTCGACCGCGATCACGTCTAACCAGACCCTAGCGTCCGGCCTGCACGGCGCCCTGACAGCGCCCAGCGGTCGTTGGTTTCATATCCGCTACCGTGATGAAGAGCTAAACAACGACGACGCTGCGATGGAGTGGCTTGAGGATTCGGTCGATCGAATCTACAAAGCCTTAGAAGAATCTAACTTCAATTCCGAAGTCAACGAGCTGTACTTAGACCTTTGCTGTTTCGGTACCGCAGCCATGCTGGTCGAGACCGATAAAGCCGACAATCAGGACTCGCTCAACTTCCGCACGGTTCATCTGTCCGAGATTGCGGTCGCCGAAAACGTCGACGGCAAGGTCGACACGATATATCGCACGCTGAAGTTTTCTGCTCGCCAGGCAAAACAGCTGTTCCCAAAAGAAGACCTGGGCGAATCAATCGAGCGTGCGCTTGAAGATAAGCCAGACAAAGAGTTTGAATTTATCCACGCCGTGTATCCGCGTGACGGCGTTGTGGCGATGGACCTTGCGAAAGGTGTCGATCGCCCGTGGGCGTCGTGCTGGGTGCAGGTCAGGGATAAAAAACTTATTAAAGAAGACGGCTATTATGAGTGTCCGTGGATGGTGCCGCGCTGGTCGAAACTGTCCGGCGACGTCTATGGATTCTCGCCTGCCATGATGGCGCGAGCGGACATTCGCACCCTGAACGCTGCCAAGCTGTTTGAGATGCGTGCCTGGGAAAAGACAATTGACCCGCCGACACTTGCAGCCTACAACGGCATCATCGGTGACCTGCGTCTTGATCCTGGCGGTCTGACCTACGTCCGCGACATAAACGGCGTGCGTCCGATGCAGAACGGCACGCAGTGGCAGGTCAGCCAGATCAAGTCGAGCGAGTTGGTATCCAGCATCCGTCGCGCGTTCTTTAATGACCAGCTGCAGCTGCACGAAGGCCCGAACATGACCGCAACCGAGGTCCGGGCGCGCATGGAGCTGATGCAGCAGATCTTAGGCCCGGTGGTGGGTCGACTCCAAAGTGAATTCCTAAACCCGTTGATTCAGCGCGTGTTTATGCTGATGTTCCGCGCCGGTATGTTTCAGCAGCCGCCGCAATCACTCTTGGATGGCGGTAACAAGCTCGACGTCGAATACGTCTCGCCGTTGGCGCGAGCGCAGAAGATGGAAGAAGTGTTTGCCGTGGAACGCTGGATCGGTCAGCTGGCGCAGATGGCACAAATCAATCCGATCGTTATTGACGTTGTGGATTTTGAAAACATCGGTCGGATGATGGCGAAACGTCTTGGTGTGCCGGCAGAGGCCATCAAGTCGATGGAGCAGATGCAAGAACTAAAAATACAACGACAAAGAGAACAGCAAGCCCAGGAACAACAGATGGCGCAGATGATGGCCCTGCAACAAGCCCAAAGCGCCGCGCAGACGGCTCAGGGAATTGAGCAGGCCGGTCAGGAGAACGTCGCTGGTGTGATTGCTGGTCTACAGCAAGGATGATCAATCAAAAAGATTTTATAAATAAATGGCGCAAGATCATGGATTCGCCTGACGGCGAATTGGTGATGGCAGCGTTATTCGAGCAGTACATTTTGCGTACTTCTCACACCCCTGGAGATCCATACCAAACGGCTTTTAATGAAGGTCAGCGGGATGTGGTCAATTTTTTAATCAATCTAGTCCGCGAGGATAACTAGTTATGAGCGAAGAAGCCGCAGCAGCAACAATAATGACCGAAGCGCCAGCAGAGGCGCCTCAAGAAAACACAGCAGTTGGCAGCTGGCGAGAGTCACTGCCCGAAGCCATACGCGAGGCCGGCGCACTGCGCGACATTCCTGATGTCGCTACGTTAGCCAAGGCTTACACCGACGCGCAGTCGTATATAGGACGCAGCATCCGCATTCCTGGTGAGGATGCAGGCGAAGACGTCTGGAATGACTTTAACGCCAAGCTGATGAATGTGCCTGGCATGGGTCGGTTCCCTAGTGACGATGCGACGCCAGAAGAGTGGGACGCCTTTTATGCTCGTGCCGGACGACCTGGTTCTGCAAAGGACTACCGTATCGGTAACGACGGGCGCGCCCTGGACGATGCCGAGCAAGCGCTGCTTGAGAAGCTGCATGAGCTGGGACTTAACAACAATCAGGCGAATGGCCTTGTGGATTGGATGAACTCCGGCGTCCAGGAAAACAACAACATCGCCGAGCGCTCTCAGGCCGAAGCATTGTCGCAGCTCAAGCAGGATTGGGGCCAGGCGTTTGACGTAAAGATTCAAGATGCCAGGGCTGCGCTTAATGTTTACGGCGGCGAAGAGCTGGCGCGTGAGCTGGAGGCTACCGGCCTTGGCAACAATGTTGCGCTGGTCAAAGCGTTTGCAGAGATCGGTCGCGGGTTTTCTGAAGATCCGGCGATGGCAGTTGGCGATCGAAGCCAGCTCGGTGTGACGCCTGCAGAAGCGCGTCACCAGATCGATGAGATCCTGTCTAACCCTGCGCATCCTTATAACGATGCCAACAATCCCGGCCATGACGCCGCGATTGAAAAAGTTTCAAAACTTTATCAGGCGGTTTACCGTTCTGATGATAAGGCCGAACCCGATATGTTTGAGCGGAGGCTTGGCCTCGGGTAGCGCGTAAGCGTCCGAACCTTATGACTAGGTAGGTCATCGCCGACGGGCGTTAAACGCAGATGAGTCCGTAAGGGTAGCTCCTCGAAAAAAGACGGCCGGCATTAGCCGGTTTTTTTTATTGCTTTTTTAGAGGATTACATCATGGCCTATTCAGGCAGTAATTGGTATGCACAGCAATATCAAGATGCTGTTATGCAACTTGCCCAGCAGCAGGGTTCTAAGCTGCGTCCGTTGGTCTTTTCTAAGACCGCAAACAGCGAGAAAGTTAACTTCGAGCGGCTTGGTGCAACGGCTGCCGTAGCAAAAACGACTCGCTACACCGCAACTCCAAACGTCGAGATGACTCACGATCGACGTGTTGCAACGCTGTCCGACTACCATTGGGCGACGATGCACGATTGGACGGACGACGTTCGCATGATCGTCGACCCGAAGGGTGCGTACACCAAATCCGGCGCGTGGGCGATGGGTCGTGCAATCGACGATCTCATCATCTCTGCCGCTACTGGTAGCGCGACCGACGGTGCGGGTTCGAGCGTTGCGTTCACGGCCGGTCAGACTGTTGCGGAAGCTGGTACGACCGGAATGAACTTGGCAAAGATTCTCGAAGCCAAGAAAATTCTGGACACGAATGAGGTCGAGAACGAAGATCGGTACTTTGTGCTTGGCTCGCAGGCTCTGCAAGACCTGCTCAATGTGACTGAAATCAAGAGTGCCGATTACAACTCCGTTAGACATTAGCGGCATAAAGCAGAAATGCTTTATTGAAAACTCTGTGAATTGCTGGGAACTCTCTTAGAGACAATCAGCAGCGAAGCCCCGCAAGGGGAACGTCCAACGACCATCCCGAAAGGGAGTAGGCCCAAGTGGGCCGAAGCGCAGAGCGCCCGAAAGGGTGATGAGATGGTCTGCTCTTACAGGCGACTGTAAGCAGCCGAAAGGCGGCTTGAGGGTTAGCGTCCTCAAGTGAACAAAAGGTAAGGCACTGGTAGAAGG